CGCATCTTCAGCAGAATCGTAGCGGCAGTCTCCCGTATGTCCCAACGCCCATAAGCAATCTCTTTAACAAACCATTTGCCCTCGTCAGTCACCTTAACCACAGCAATGGCAGTCTGGTCTAGCCGCTTCTTAGAGTTAGCCGCCTGTCTAGCTACTTCCTCAAATCCAGCCAAATCAACAGCCACAAAGTAAGAACCATACTCAGGTTCTTCCCCGTACTTAATCCATTCTTCTTTGAATACATCAGAGCCAGCATTAGAAAAGGAAGCCATATACTCTTGCTTGAAGGCGAATGAACTTAGGGTCTTCTTCGCACTTTCGATTTCACTAGGGTCGATCAAAGGGTTGTCTGCTGTCGTAAAGTGCCACGATTTCCACTCAGGGTCACTTCCCTCCTGCCCTAAGTTATACAAGTCATATAACCAATTTCGTCCCTTTGGTGTCGATATGAACAGGGCTCTACCCTTCTTGTCACTCAAAGACGCACGAATTACCTGTTCCCAAGTCTCAGGCTTAATGTCAGCTACCTCATCCAGTACAGCGTAAGTAAGGGAGACTCCCCGCAATGTGTCGGGTCTGTCGCTGCCCCTAACATATATCTTTGCGCCGTTAACCAAGGTAACTTCCATGTTGTTGACATGGCTGCTTTGGATAATCTCCCGACCAACATCTAACAGTACATCCCAAACAATCTGTCTAGCCTGCCCCTGCGTAGGGGCAACGTACATCACCGCACTACCAGCAGGGCAACTCAACCCCTCTATTAATAGTGTCGTTACCGCAAGCCTTGACTTACCGCACCGCCGACCAGCAACCACAACCTTGAACCTCGTCTTATCGGCATAGACCTCCTGCTGCCAAGGCAGTAGCGCAAAGTTCAGATCAGCCATCTTTAGCCTCTATGTCTTCTATGTCTTTGGGTTCTTCAGCGTCAATTGTCGTTGTGGCGACTGTGGGTGCGCCTATGCCCGTGATATTAATGTGAATTGCACTACGCTGGCCTTTATCCTTCTCGAACATGGATACGGGGAGGGTGCGGTCTACACACATCTTGATAGCAGCCATCTGTGCGGGGTGGTTGTCGTTCAACGCAATGGAAATCATCTTCTCGACAACATCCTTACCACTCGACCTGATAAGCATATCCTTCAGGTCTTTAATTCTTTGATTATCGGTTTTGGGAAGCGCCAAGTCAGGATTCCTTGCGTACTCCTGTATCTGACGCTTTAAGCCAAATACACCCTTGGGTCTGCCAGCCTTCTTCTTCTCAGTTGTTGGTTGGTCTACCTCGTCTTGGATGCTGTCCATCTGTTCTATCTTCACGATTGTCCTTGGGAGTTGTGGGCGTGATAGGTGGGGACTATAGCAAATTAGGGGGCGATAGTCTTTTTTTTTCGTAGCGGGGAGTGGGGGATTGGCATTTTTTCTATTTTCACTTTTTCAGGGGGTCGGAGGCTCCCACAATTATCACAGGCAGACCGACCCCCCTCCCCCCCCATCGAAAAATCGCCGAGTTATCCACAGGCAACTGTGGATTCTGTGGATAACTTCTGTAAGTTGTTGATTCTATTGGACATTCTATAATCGCTTACAGAATACTTACAAAATCGGTTTTATACAACATCCATTATGTTAACTTTAAATATCTGAAAGTGTTACACGCATCTGCAAACTGTGACAGGAAATGAAACCAGATTGGCAAATTGTGGATAACTTGCCCTCCGATCTGTGGATAACCTGTGGATAACTTTTATATTCCGCATTCTGAAAAGGATTTTCTGGGCGGTGGAGAAGTGCGAAAGAGGCGGTGGGTGCTTTATCGGGGGACTTGATTACTTTAAATCATAAAGACTTTTAGTAATATCAAACGCATTCGTTATGCACTTTGGGTTTCTCGCAAACCAGTGCTAAACCTGATCACTTAAATACCGCTAGGAAGCCTCAGAATCGCCTACAACAGGCTTTTCTATACCATCCTTATCTACCCCAAGGAAATCGTATTAATCGACTGTGGGGCGGTATCCGCAATTCCATAAGACTTGATAGGCATCAAGTACGTTTCTAAAGCCATCAGATATGTTCCCATCGCCAGCACAAGCTAGGATGATCTTGTCGGGCATGGTTAATTCACGATAGAACCAGCGAGAGTTAATGCTTGGTGGTCTACCGCCTCGGTTCATCACTTAGCCCCAATCGGCTTGTACTTAGCCTCATAAGGCTCACCAGAGAAGATCGCATCCAGATCGCTTTCCATGTCATCAAAGCCTGAACCCTGACCAAACCCTTCTTTGGGCGTGAACTTGGTAACCCTCGCAGTTGGCACAAGTGCCTTCAGCTTGATGATCTCTTGGACTTGCGGCTCTTGCAGGAATACCTCAAGTTCTTCCAAAGTCCAGATGTTCCCATTGTTTATGTCTTTGCGGCGGGTCTGAAGTTCAACAGCATCAGCTTCAGTCCTAACCACTACCATCGGTACACCTCGGACTGACTTCCACTCAAGGAACTGGATTGCTGGATTAGGCTCAATCTCATTTTCCAAAGCCCAAGTCTCCAACGCATCGAAACCCTTGCACATTCCATTAACTGCTTTATGCAGCCTATCAATGTCACCCAAGTCCACGGCATCCCAAACTCTACCCATCTGCACCCAAAACTTAGTCCTAAAATCAATGTCAACTAAAGTAATCAATCGGTCAACTCCCCATTTCTCATAGTGCTGACCCTTTTTACGCTCAAGTTCAACCAGTACAGCATTAGACTGAATCTCCCACTGCGTTGCCTGACGTTTCGGTACTTGAACATCTGGAACATCTTTTCTCGACCTTGATCTAACCATTTTCATAACTCCTTAAATAAAAGACAAAGAGACAAAGGGACAGGAGACAAACCCCTTGTTTATAGACAAGGGGTGGTTTGTCCCCATCTCCTCAAGGGGACATTTGGGACATTTGTCCCCGTTTGTCCCCTTTGTCACTGTATATCCATACATATCAGAAAGCCTCTGAACTGGACTTCAACCACACCCAACCAGAGCCTATAACAATCTTGTTTACGGCTACAAGTCTCTCCCTTGCTCGTAGCCATGCTTTCTTAAAGGCTGCTTTATCATCCTCAGTACAGCCTTTCATGCCCCAAAACTCTGCTCTCCAATCGTCCAAAGCCACTCCATACCTACTAGTACCATCTACTTCACGATATGAGCCTTTAGCTTTAATTACTTTCATTAGCGAATCCATCTCAATCCGCTGATTTCCACCGCTACCAGCGTTGTTTTTGTTGCCTTTTGAGTTGCTACTGGCGATCTCAGGGTTATGCCTCACGGCTAATGAAGTGATAGTTTCGAACCCCAAGGCTGACTCTCCCACCTCAACATTCACCACTTCGATGCCCACGGCTATGGAGTCAGCACCATCTTTCTGCTTGGTAACTGTGAGGATTGCGTTTCCGATAACTGACGTATCTGCTGAGTTGATAACTGAATCCTGCCTTTGTATCTCAAGTTCAGTGTCTACAGCACCAAGCAGTGAACTATGACCTCGTAGACCTTTCGTTATGTCTTTACCGCTATGGTGAATCAGCAGCATGGCACAGAGGTATATCGCTTGTATCTTGCCAGCTTGAGTGATGAAACCTCCCATATCTTCTGAGGAGTTCTCGTTAAAGCCGCCGCCACTCATACGCATCAATGTATCTAGGATGATTAGTTCAAGTGGTTCATCTATTTGGGCTATGAGTTCGTTGATGGCTGCAACCAGTGCATCAAAGTCTTCTTGGCTTGATCTGATGTTGATCTGAGCACGTATTACGTATAAGTTAGCGCCATCTGGTGAGTTATTCTGTATCTTGCAAGCCTTGACCCTTGCGCCCATACCGCCATGACCTTCACCAGCTATGTACAGGACTGCACCTTTCTTGGGTACTCTGTAACCCATCCATTCCCTGCCTGTTGCTACTGCTTCAGCAATATCTAGCGCAATGAACGACTTGAATGATGCTGGCGGTGCGTACAAGGCTACGAATGCTCTCTTTGGGATGATGGACTCTATGAGCCACTCAACTGGTTCATCCTTGATTGAGTCCCAAGACTCGACAAGAAACTTGGACTTTGCAGATTCTTCCTCTGCTTGCGGAGTCTCAGGCACATAAAGACTTAGCCTTTGCGGAGTCCAGACTTCTTCACTTGACTTCACGATAGGACAGGCTTTCGCTATTTGCGCCAGCAAGGTTCTGCTGCCATCGTATCTGTTGACCCACTCGTAAGCGTCTTCTTTGGGGTTACTTAGGTTCAAGTCCAAGACTCTGACGCTCTTGGCAAAGGGTATGAGTGCCTCTGTAACCTTCTGAGCGTAATGCCAACCCACCAAGTCATTGTCAGGCACGATTACCACGTTGGCATCTTTAAAGTATTGGTTTAAGTCATCGTTCCAACCACCAGCACCAGCGTGACTTGTTGTAGCTACCACGCCCAAGCTGCCAAGGGCATCTGCCGCCTTTTCACCTTCTGTTATGTAGACAACCCTGCCAGCGGCAGTAGCCTGTCGCAGTTCGGGCAGTTTGTAGGGTACGAGTCTGCAATCTCCCAACTTCCCCACTCTTGTGCCATCAGGCATGACTCGTAAGGTCTTATATGTCTTGCCTTTGGAGTCAAAGGTCTTGAATCTTTGCTTGATAAATAGGCTGATGCCATCTTCATCTGTGTAATGCCATTCATGCTCTAGCACAGGCGTAGAGATGAGTGGGATTGGCTTCATTGGCTTGATACTGTCGAGGTAGTCAGGTCTGTCGGGTAATGCTGGTAGAAGTCCCATCTCTTTGATGGTAGAGAAGACAGTGTGCTGATCGCACCCACCATGACACTTAAACAAAAAGTTGCCATCATCCGACATGGTGATTGACAGGCTTGGATGCTTGTCGCCGTTACCTTGACCATGACTAGGTACGGGGCAACTAGCCAAGTAACCACCACCAACTTTCTTTGCGTTACCCAAGATGGACGCTATTTCTTGTGCTGACATTAGGTATCTTTATTAAAGGGACAAAAAAACCAGAGTCTCCCCCGAAACTCTGGTGCTGTGGAGTGCTAGGGGTTAGCTAAACATCTCGTCATCATCCATTGATGGTGCTGGCTTAGAGGGTGCTGGTTTGCTAGGTGCGGGTTTAGCAACTGGTGCTGGCGCAGAGAACTCAGGTTCTGCTTGCGCTGCACCTTCTTGCAAAGCCGCTGGTCTAGCTACCCAACCTGTGACATTGAACTCAGGTACACGGGTGCTGCCCTTACCAACCTTTTCGGGGCGTGAGCCTGTATATTCAACCACGGGCAACTTCCCGAAATTAGCGCCAGCTTGCGCTTGCACTTGCTTCCACAGACCTTCTAAGCCCATGTTAGCGCCTGCGCCATTGGCACTGAACTCTGCGACTCCAATAGTCTTGTTGTAAAAAGTAGCCTTAAATCCACGCTTATGTTCGGGTGATGGTTGCGCTGATTTACGACCAAGAGACTCATCAGGTTGGAATTCAAAGACTCCAGTTGCAATCAACATCCAACCAGTTTGCAAGTTCTCGTGATCGAATACAAATTTCTCTAATACAAATTCACCATCTTGGTTTGACCAAGCGTTAGCTTGGGGGGAGAATCTGATGTAGTTGCCAGAGCCGCCAGAGTTTGAAAGGTTTAAGTTCATAAAGTTTCCTGTTTAAAGTTAAAGTTGAAGTGGCTTGTGCCACGGGGTTGGGGGATTCGGGGTAGTGATTATTGAGTTAAACCTTTATCTCGTGCAAGCGTTAATCCGCTAGATATGCGGGAAGTTAACGCTTCAAGGCTAGGCTTTTGGTCTTTTGTTAGCAGTTTCTCAGCTTGTGCAGGGGTGATGAGTTCGTTCTTCGTTACTTGCCTTGGGTCAAGTCCAAGTGCCAAGAGTCCAGCATAAGCCTCTTTCTCATCAGTCCACGACCTCAACGCTCTCTTAGGCTGCAGTTGCCATCCATCAATGACAGAGCCTGATTCCATACGTTTTAAAGCGTGTTCTCTCACCGCCTTGATGTACCCCTCAACCATGTCAAACTT